TGTTTGCATTGTATAATCTTAAATACTTTGTATCATCTGATATTGTGTATTTTTCAAAAGAAATAATATCAGTTTCAAAATCAAAACTTTTATTATCTTCATAAATGTGATCAACGGCTTTTTTCTGAATTTCAGAAAAGTCATTTGATCTTGATAAAACCAAAAAATCGTCAAAAGAATTGTTTGGGGATGTGATTCTATAAATGATCATTTTATACTCCTATGGTTTATATATTACAAGAACTTGTGTTAATCCTTTAGGCGTTCGGCTTTGCCGTAGATTTTAATGATTCTATCGATTCTTTTCATTTTATATTCCCAAGTTATTTATTACTATATACTTCAAATACTGTGCCATTATACATACTTATATAAACGCTAATATACTTAAACATAATTACACAATTTTATACAACGCATTATTAAATATAGGAAAATATAGACTGTTTTTTCTTAAATGTAGTAAAATATTGACATTTGAAATATAAAAACTTATTTTATAATATGAATGAATTGAAATACAGCAAACAAAAGCAGATACAAAGCAATGTAATTGATGCACAGGAATACAAAGCAATTACGACGAAGGAAATCGACCTGCAGCGGCAGTGTGAAAGCCTGCTTCAGTACATACCGAACATTCAATACATCAGAATACCGGATGCGATCTATAAAACGATATTCGGCAACAATCACGTCAAGCCATACATCAAGCGGTTAATATCTTCATTCATCAAAGGACTCCCGGATTTAATTATACTAAAAAAACAAGATGACATATATTGCAAAGCGGTTTGCATTGAATTGAAAACAGCAATCGGAAAAATGAGCCAGGGGCAGAGGTCGTTCGCTAAAGTGGTCCCGGTGATTGTGATCCGATCATTTGAACAATTTGAAAAAACATTAAAGGCGTTTTTGGATGAAGATTGAAAAATTAAAACCGTCTGAAATTACACCATATTTTAGAAATCCTCGTAAAAATGAAGATGCCATCGAAGGTGTGGCAGAATCAATCCAGGCTTTCGGTTTCCAGAATCCAATCATAATTGATAATAATAATGTCATTGTATGCGGACACACCAGATGGAAGGCAGCGTTAAAACTCGAATTAAAAGAGATTCCATGTATCAGAACAAACGGCTTATCCGAAGCAAAAATAAAAGCGTACCGGATAGCGGACAATAAATATGGCGAACGTGCAGAATGGGATTTTGCATTGTTAAAAGATGAGTTTGCGGAATTAGATACAGGCGAAATTGATCTTGAATTAACCGGCTTTAATTTAGATGAAATTGAACAAATGATGACAATATACGGGGATGAATATAGCCCAAGTGATGAATGGAAAGGAATGCCGGAATTTAATCAGGAAGATAAAACAGCCTATCAATCTATACATGTACATTTTTTAAATCAAAAAGATGTAGATAGTTTTGCAAAACTAATAAAACAAAATATAACAGAAAAAACAAGAAGTATATGGTATCCCGAAATTATAATTGAAAAATATGCAGACAAAGAATATAAATAAATATCCGGTTTTTATTCCAACAAAAGGAAGATATGAAAAGCCATTAACTATTTCTATGTTTAACAAGTTAAATATAAATTATAAAATTGTAATTGAAAAACAGGAGTTAGAACAATATAAAAAAATAGTTGATGAAAAGAATATAATAGTTGTACCACACCAAAATAAAGGATTGACAGTTACAAGGAATTGGATTTGGGATTATTCACAAAAAAAAGGCTATGAAAGATTTTGGACTTTTGATGATAATATTTATAAAATATTTAGATTAAACAACAATTTAAAAGTGCCTGTTTCGACAAATATATTAGGAGTTTTGGAAGATTTTACAGATAGATATAAAAATATTTATATAAGTGGTATGAATTATTTTATGTTTGCAAGCCGAAAAAGTAAAGTGCCTCCGTTATATTTAAATACCAGAGTATATTCTAATATGTTAATAAAAACGGACATTCCATTTAGAAATCAACTATTTTACAATGACGACACTGATTTATGTTTAAGAATATTAAAGGCGGGATATTGTACGGTTTTATTTAATTCTTTTTTAATTGAAAAAGCAGTGACGATGAAATATAAAGGTGGAATGACTGAATATTATAAACAAACTAATAACCGTTTTGAATTTGTAAAAGAATTACAAAGAGCACATCCTGATATAGTTAAATTAACAAAAAAATGGGGACGTTGGCATCATCAAGTTGATTATAGACCATTTAAAAATAATAGACTGATCAGAAGAAAAGATTTTGACTGGGATAGTTTACCGGAAGTTGATAATTATGGTATGAAGTTAGTAAACAAAGCGGAGTTAATTAATGGGTAAACGGGGACCAAAAGCAGGAGCAGAAAATGCAGGCAGACCGGAAATCAATATTGATTGGAATGAATTTGAAAAACTTTGCATTCTTCAATGTACTTTGGTTGAGATTGCTGATTGGTTTGGATGTTCAGAAGATACGATTGAAAATAAAGTTAAAGAGGAATATGGCGAAACTTTTTCGGAGACTTTTAACAAAAAACGGTCAAAGGGCAAAATTAGTCTAAGGCGTATCCAATGGAAACTTGCCGAAAAGAATCCTGCAATGGCTATATTTTTGGGAAAGAATTATTTAAAACAAACCGATTCACAACTTATAGAAATAGAGAATGCAGACGAACATTGTAAAAGAATTGCCGACATCCTTGAACAATCTTACACAAAGGCAGATTGATTATTTAGGTGATAAGCATCGTTTTATAATACTGCCTGCCGGGAGACGTTCAAGAAAAACATTACTATCTAAACGCAAGATATTAATTGCTGCTATGCGTTATCCTGATACAAAATACTTTCACGGCTCACCAACAAGACAACAATCAAAAGACATATTCTGGAAAGACTTAAAACGCAATACTAAATTATTCTGGGGCAAAGTACCGAATGAATCGGAGTTATATGTAACGCTTTGGAATGGTTCTGAAATACACGTTGTCGGATTAGACAAAGCGGAACGGATCGAGGGTCAGGAATGGCACGGCTGCCATATTACAGAAATTGGTAATGTTAAAGAAACCGTCTGGCAGGAAAACGTAAGACCTGTATTATCAGACACAAAAGGCTTTGCATATTTAGATGGTGTACCGGAAGGCAGAAATCATTATTACAATATGGCTTTATATGCTACTGATGGAGCATTGCCGGAGACCAGACCGATACAAGGGGCTTATTATGTAAGCAAGTCTGATCCTGAATGGTGTTATTATTCCTGGTTCAGTTCCGATGTTTTAGATGCAGCGGAAATCGCAGCCGTAAAAAGGCAATTAGACGAACGCACTTACAGACAGGAATATGAGGGCTCGTATGAATCATTTGAAGGTTTGGCTTATTATACATTTGGACAACATAACCTTGATTTAGTAACTTACAATCCAAATAGATTGGTAAGCGTTGGAATGGATTTTAATGTCGATCCGATGTCTTGCACTTTAGGTCATATAGTCGGTGATTCTTACTACCAATTTGGAGAGCGTTATTTGCAGAACTCGAATACATACGAAATGAGAGATAATTTGCTCGAAACATTTAAACCGCATCAAGTCGAAATATATCCTGATTCAACAGGCAAAGCGAGGGAATCAAACGCTACCGAATCAGATTTGGCAATATTAAAAAAAGCAGGATTTACCATTAAGGCTAAACGTCAGAATCCGTATGTTAAAGACCGGGTTAATGCAGTTAATTCATTAATCAAAGATTTAAACGGAAAGACCAGATATAAAGTTAATCCTGAGACTTGTCCGAAGACTATAAACGATTTTAACCGGGTTGAACGTCTGGAAGATGGCAGGTTGAATAATAAACAAGAAGAACAAGGACTGAAACATATTACAGACGCACTCGGCTATTTAATTAATTTTAACTGGGCAGTAGTTAATAAAGAAGTTGGTTATATATAGGAGGACAACATAATGTTGTTCAAAGACTTAAGTTTAGATATTATTAAACAAAGCATTGCTGATTTAAGGCAGGCTAATATTGACATCGAAAGCAAGACCAGGGAGAAGTTAAAAGACTTTTACGAGGATCGGCAGTTGAACGATGAATATCTTGCGGATTACGGATTCAAAGAAGATAACGGAAATTATCTGATTCCGATGTCCAATTATAACATAACTAAAAAGATCATTGACAAGATTAGTTTGTTGTACAAGGACCAGCCGGACTATGATAATAAGTTATACACAGAATGGAATAACGATAATCCCGATATGTATCTTGCCAAGAAAACAGCCGAGCGGTATAAGAATCTTTTGCATCATGTGATATTAAGACCTGTATTTTTCAACGGTGTAATTTATCCATACGTTGAGACTGATTACCTGGCGCATTTTACTGATGTTAATCCGCTTATTCCTTACGGTTATTCGATACCGATAAAACAGAACGTAAGCGATCCGAACGCAGTCGATGAGGACACGTATGTTTTTTGGTCGGACCAGTATTATTTCTTTTATGATTCAAATGGCAAAACATATCCTGATGAAGATTTCCCTGACATGAATAATCCGTACGGCATTAATCCGTGTGTTGAGTACATCAAATCATTTCCGGTAGATCAGTATGGCGGAAGCGGTGCAATATCGTTAGTATCGGCAAATGAAGCGATCAACGTGGCAATGGCGGACTTAAATCTTATGATACACCACCAGGCATTCGACCAACCGTATGGGACAGGCATGAGTCAGGATGATGCGGTCAAGTTAAAGTTATCCACAAAACTATGGTTCGCTCCCGAAGGTTCTAACTTTGGTTTGTTAGGTTTCAATCCTAAAATCATGGAAACGATTGAAGCGATTAAGTTTCAGATGTCATTCATCAGCAATATTTACAATGTTAATATTAATTGGAATATTGAGGGTGATACAGCTTCCGGTGTTGCGTTGAAGATACGTAATATTGATTTGTTAGAAGCACGTGAAGATGATAAATACTTTGCAATCGCAGCCGAAAAGAAATTGTACAAAGTCATCAGGGCGATGAACGAATATCACAAACTCAAACCGGCATTAAAGGATGAGGCGTTAATCGTCAATTTCTATGATATGGGATTTCCGCTTAGCGTTGACGAGCAGATCAAAAAAGACGAACACGAATTGAAGTATAACCTGACTTCACAAGTAGAATTGATACAACGCAAAGATCCTGATCTGGATGACGAACAGGCAAAACAACGCATTCAGGAAAACAAAACAATTAACGGAAATTTAACACGAGGTGAAAGGTTTCAACAATTAGTAAATGAAAGCGTGCAGTTTTAAGCAACAGCAGGGGAAAGAATAGAAACATAGGGAGGGATAATAAAATGAAATTTGATGATGTAGTAAAGATATTACAAAAAAGTGATTTTGATGCTGATAAAAAATACAGGATTACTATGGCATATACTACATTGGACTTATGTACTAAATATGCTACAACAGAGAGAATGAAGGAAGATTTATACGATTGGTTAAAATCGATGGATTTATTTTTGGGAATACTTGATGAGCCTACAAACATTACTGCAACAGAAGAATAAAAAGATTGATGCTTTAGTCGAACAATTCAGGACTGTATATTCCAGGATGCAGCCTGAGATATTCCGTGAGATTCAGGCGCAGTTTAAAAAAGGATTGTTCAACGACAAGGTTATTCAGGATGTATTTATCAATGCCGGATTTGAGGATTTGTATAAAGGCTTTGTAGATGAGTTCGGCGAGATGGTCAAATATTCCAAGATGTTGTCTGATGAACTGGGTATTGGTTTTAACGTATCGCCTAAACAGTTTGAGTTGTTGGATGCTTTAGCGGTACAGGTAGAAACAAACTTCTCTGCATCATTGGCTAAATATTCAAACGATCTTGCAAGGGCAGGACTACAAAGTAAATTAGGCGGTATGGGTTTCCAACAAATAGTACAAGATTTGAAAGTTCAATTTGCAGACTCTTTCAGGCGATTCGAGACTGAAGCATATACAGGAATAACGCAGTTTGACTCTGCAATGAACCTTCAATTGTTTGAATCGGCAGGAATACAAAAGTATGTTTATGTCGGGGCGTGGGATGGTAAAACAAGAGTTGCATGTGAAGAAACGCTGAAAGATGCAAGACAAGACACAGGCTGGACGATGGAAGAAATCAATTCAAGCGGTACGCCATTTATTGAGCGTGGCGGATACAATTGTAGGCATGAATGGCTGCCCTGGGTAAGTGATATTGCAGCGCCTCAAAAGGTGAGCGGGATCGAAAGCGTTAAAAATCCTTTTACTTCTTTGCCTGCTGGATTATCAAAAACTAAAGATATATTTTTAGGGGGGAATCCTCTGTCTAAATATAGAGCACCTGCCACTTTTGATTTTATTAAAAGACGAGGAAAAGAGATGGGGCACGGTGGTACAAAAGACGGAAAGCCATTTGTAGATTTGAGAAAGTCTTTTTATGAAAATCCAGAAAAATATAAAAAACAAAATATTGATGGATTTAAAAGTCGAAATGGAAGGGAGATAAAAAGTCAGGAAATATTTATTGAGAATCTAAAAAAGTCATCAGTTAGTAATGCAGAAAAAACAATATTACAGGCTGAACGTAAAATAGAAATGCTTAAAGAGACTCCATCTTGGACGATTATGGAAAGAACAAATAATCCCCTTGCCGCCGTTGTTTCTCACGAGTCGGGTCATGCAATTTATTATTATCATAAATTAGAATCAAAATGGATTGATGCACTGGTAAAATATAAAGCGAATAAGCATTATTTAATTTCAGAATATGCAGCAAAAAATTATTCTGAATTATTCGCAGAAGTGTGTTCAGCAATAGAACATAATATTAAAATACCAAATAATTTTATTCAAGCATTTAATGAAACTGTGAGGGGATTATAATGCCACAATCAAATCAATGTTTATTTTGTAAGCATTATATTTATTTAAGTTGTAAAGCATTTCCAGATGAAATACCTGATGAAATATTTACAGGTGAATACGATCATACAGAGCCATATGAGGGTGATAATGGTATCAGGTTTGAGCCAATAAAGGAATCATAAATGAACATAATCCACGTCTATCCAACAAACGACTTAGAAGAACACTCTCAATCCCCTTTGAATAACGGGGAGCATTCTGACAGAAGTAGTTGTATTTTGTGATGTTCATTATACAAAAAAAGCAAGAAAAAAAAATGGAAATAATAAAAAGAGAAAATAAACAAATCCCAAATGATCCTTATAGATTTGTAAAAGAAATTGAAGTTGCCGTTGGCAGTTTTTATCGGGAATATGGATATTATCCTGAAAAGATATATGTTCCTATTGATTTAATCCAAAATGCTCAAAATACATTTCTGGGCGATACATTGAAAGAATTTTATTATCAGGATTATGTCAGAATAATTCCAGACAAAGAAATAAAAGATTTTATTTTGGTAGCACCGGAGTTTAATTAATGGCTAAAACACTTGGCTTAGAAAAAGTAAAAATATACGATCCACGAGACCTGAAAAAAGTGGCTGCTATTCATTTGCGGTATTTTAAGAATCGGGTACAGGAAAAGGGACAAGATAAGGATGGGCAGACTTTTAATAAATATTCTGATAAATACGCAAAGTTAAAAGCAAATAGATTTGCTAAAAAAGATGGCGGTCGATATGCTTCTCTAAAAGGGCAACCAATCTCAAGCACGAGGGTAACGCCACCGGATTTTACATTAACAGGAAAGACTATGAAAGCCTTGCATGATGATGAAATTAGATCAGACGGCTATAAGTTAACATGGAAAGGTGAAGCGGGGAGAATTGTTAAAGGCAACAAAGAACGGGGCAGAGACATTTTAGGCGTACCGGAAGAAGAATTAAAGCGAGTAGTTGACCAGGTAAATATACAATTTGAGAAACATTTAAAACTTAATTTAAAAGATATAAACATAACTGTAGGTTAGATAATATTTGACAAATTAATTTAACAAAGTTATATTTTAACAACAAGGAAGTAAAACAATGACAGGGAAATCAATTTTATTTCTTATCCCTCCCCGGTGAAAGCCGGCAAGAAACTTTTGATTTTCCTGTCTATACCATAAACAAAACTTAGGAGCAATCCAATGTCTGACGAGACTACAAAAACGGAAGTTACTGATACTTTAGAAATTCAGGATAGAAGTTTTACACAAGCCGAAGTTGACCGGCTAATCAGTCAACGTCTTGAACGTGAAAAGAATAAATACACGGATTATGAAGCAATCAAAAAAGAAGCCGAAACGCTCCGGCAAAAAATTAAAGAGCGGGAAGAGGCAGAATTAACGGAATTGGAGAAAATCAAAAAACAGCACGAGGAAGTGTTGGCTGAACTTGATAAACATAAATCCAATACTGAATGGCGTATGGAATGGGAAACTAAAGAATCCGAAGCGATTGAAAAGGAAATGGAAGAATTAGACGATGATCAGAAAGACATCATAAATTCATTACCTTTGGAGAAGCGCAGAACAGCCATTCAAAAATTCAAAGCCGCTTCACATAATCCTGCACCTGATAATACGAAGGGCAAGGGCAAAATCGACGGAATACCAACACTTGATGAAGTAACGGCATTGCGTCAAAGATTTGGCGCTCACTCCGGCGAATATCGGGCTGCATACATTAAATACAGGAATGCACGAAACAAGGAGTAAATTAAAATGGCTTCAGGATATACAACACAAACAACCTTAACTGAACTCATACCTGAAATAACAGAGGCAGCTGCCTTTATTTATCAGGATAAAGCATTAGCCAAGAGCTTGGTTAAATACAGAGACGTTTCAAACCAGCCCGGAATAACAGTTGAATTTCCAAGATTTACAGAAGTGGCGGGCGATACGGCTTTTACAAACGATTATGATTCTCCGACATCACACGCAATGGATACAAGCGGAATGCCATCAATAACATTGGCAAGACGCTCTGTGTTTGTTCTTTTGCCTGATACAGTTAAAAAGGCAATTAACGGCTATGATGTTCAGGGTATCGGAAAAGCAATGGCAATGGCACAGGTCAAGCAAGATGATGCGTTGGCTTTTGGTGTTGTTACAGGTACAACAAACTGGACAACCGGAACAGGTGCAACAAATGCCGCTTTTAGTTTGGGTTATTTAAAAGATGGTATCTTATTACTTAAAAAGAATGAGGTTGACGACATCTTAGCATGCGTTCTTCATCCAAACGCTGTTGATGCGGTTCGTGATGAATTAGTAGCAGTAACAAGCGATACAACAGATTCATCTTTACATCAAACAATGCAAGGCAGCGAAATGCTGAGACTGGGTTTTGTATCAAAATTGTTTGGTGCTGAAAGATTTGAATCAAATCGTATCGGTTCAGGTACAGTAACAGCAACTACAAATGTTTATAATTCTTTACTATTTCCTATTGGTGAAGGTATTGGTTTTGGCTATTCATCTCTGGAAGTTGATGGAATTGAATTTGAACGTGATGCGGAACATGCCAGTACAAAGATGATAATTAATTATATGAGCTCTGCGGATGTTGTTTATACATCAGCGGTATGTAAACTCTATCATACTTAAACGAGGTAAATATGGCTAAGCAGACTAAAAGCACAGGTTCTGAGGCAGTCAAGCCGGCTGCCTTTGATCCTAAAAGTTTGACAATCGAACAGCAGGAAGCAGTGGTTGAAGAATATCTTGGTTATCCGCCTAAATTTTTTATGTATGAAGGCACTAAGATAAGATTTAATCGCTCACGTTATGAGGCGGAGTCAAGGAATGCAACAGAAGCAAATCCTAAAATTCCAAGATTATGGTTTAACGGCTGGAAGCCAAAGGAGTATAAATGGTAAGTAAACGGGTTGGGTTAATCACTCCATTGGCATTATCATCCGTTGAAATGGAGTTCCATGAATCCTATATGGCAAATATTACCTACCTGCAAATGCACGTAGATAAATTGCCATTCAAATTAAAAGAACTGAAACGTATAACACCAAAGACAGTTAATATTGCAGAGAACAGAAACGAGTCAATAGCATGGGCTAAAAAGTTTGATTGTGATTATACTGTATGGTTTGATGCAGACCAGGATTTCAGGAACTATGGCAGCGGAGAAATGCAACCGGATATATTGTTTCGATTGTTAAAAGACGGATTTAATTATCCGTTATATGCAGGAATTTATTATTTAAAAAAACCACCGTTTCATCCTATTGTTTTTCAGGCTGATAAATCTTTTAAAGAATTTAGACCAATATGGCGATTCCCTAAAGACAAGTTATTCTATGCTGATATGATTGGAATGGGTTGTGTTAAGATTGATTTGGAAATATTAAATCAACTTGATCCACCTTATTTTAAATACGGAGTATTACCTAAGTCTTTAGCGGGATTGGGCTCATACGCAAGATTCAAATATGAGAATGGAATCAAAGACGTTTCAGAAGATGTAGCATTTTGGCGACAGGTACAACGGAAAACAGGTGAACGGATCGTAATTGATCCACAGATACAAGTCGGGCATATTGTTAAAAATATGGTTACGCCACAAGTATTTGAAATGCAGTTAGAGGAATCTTTAAAAGCAATAAAAGCAGAAAAACCGAAGGATGAATTTGAAAAATGGTGGCAAGAAGTACGAGAAGCGGAGGTATTAGATGAGCAGGGATGCAAAGGAAAAAAGATTGCGCCAAAACATCGAAGTTGCGGTTGAAAGGGAAATGCGGCAGATCGAAAAACTTGAGCACAGAACACGTAAACCGGGCGAAGTAGAACAGAAACGTAAGAAATGGGAAGAATCTGCCAATCGTATTCACAAAAACAAATTACACGAGGTATGGAATGAGTAAATTAATATTAATTTTGCTTTTATTGCCGATACTTGTTTTTTCACAAAACACACCTGCAACCAGTGTATTATTTAAAAGTTCAGATACTATATTTGCAACCGGTACGCCTGACACTATTAAATATAGGATGTGGATAAAATCAAAACCCGGAGCATGGATCACTTGTACAGAAACTGTGACTGCAACAGAGAAGGCAGAAGAAACAAGCCAGGTGATTAGTTTAGCGGATGAATCTACATGGTACTGGGGAGAGTATGTTGAATTATTAATTTACAACAAGACCGATTCAGCAAAAGGCGGGTTGTTTTATGTGGGAAATAAACAAGGCGCAGTGACGGCAATAATAATTCCCGATTCTATTGGAGTTGATACATTAATTTATAACAATTCTGTAATAGGTGGAAACTAATGGCTTATTGTGATACTGGTGAAGACCTAAAGAATGTTCTGTCAGATATAGCCGATTATGAAGAACGTGAAGTATTACCGAAGTTGTGGACACTGACATCAGGACAGACTAACACCTATCAGCAGTCTGGATTGGGCACTATCAAAATGGTTTATGATGATAATGTGCCGTTGACGCTTAAAACTTCAATCGCAACGGTTGAGGCTGCTGCCGGTTCGTGGTGGTACGATTCCACAAATAATATTTTGTATGTTCATGCAATAAACAGCGATAACCTGACAACTGCAACTATCACACTTGAATCAGGGCTGGATTGGGAAACATTCAAAACTAACATGCGGAATAAAGCGCAGGAAATAGTTGATTCTTATTTAAATCGTATGTTCCCGACTCCGCTTATGCCCCGGCTGATTAAAACACACGTAACAGCCAGCGATTACGAATATCCTATTGTGATGATAACCGCTATAATAACTTGTGCTTTGATTGTACAGAGAAGAAATCCAGATGATCCGGTAGCTAAAGCATTGTGGCGGAAAGTGTTGAATCAAGGTCCTGAAGTTGGAGAGCAAAAAGGATTTATCAACCAGATACTTGATGGTGATATGGTTTTGCAGGAACAGATTTCGGTTCGTGAAGTCGGCAATTTTAATGTTTATCCGAAATCCAATAACACGGCAACGGCTTATGTTTGGGTATTAGGAAAATACGAAGGCTCGTATTATGGACGGTGGCGATTACAGATTGATACAGCCGGAGCACCGGGAGTAGCGACCTACAAATTAAGTTATGATACCGGTACAAATTGGGATAAGACTTTGCAGGAAACATTCAAGCCGGAGAATGACGACAGACGTATTTATATCGGTTCAGGTATTTATGTCGTCTTTTACGGTACGTTTGGCGAAGATGATTATTGGGATATAGAAGTATTTCCGCAGACCGATTCAGCGACAATAAGCAAATTTGGGAGTATTCAACTTAGCAGATGACAGTCACTTATACAAATCATCTTGATGCAATTGTAGATGCGTTAAAAACAATATTGTTTGATGAGTTCAAACCTGTTCCGGTTATTTATGATGAAGGTTATGAAAACAGGCATTTAAAGCATGGCGAATATATCAGGTTTTGGCTGGAAAGAGATAATTGGATTAGCGGTAATACAAGCGGTGAAACAAGGCAGTATTCATTCCAAATTGATTTTTATATTGAAGACCGCAAACGGTTAAATGATTACAACTTTCAGAACTATCATTCCACTAAGGCGGAACGGCTAAAACAGGTGTTGAATAGTAACAGGGTTTATGGTTCTACAACATGGCACGCATTAGAGGTTGAATCGCTGGCTTATTTATCGGCAGAAGAAATATTTGCAGAACAGGAAGGACTGGAAAACATCAGGGCGATAAGACTAATAGTAAACATAACAAGGAGTAATTTCTGGTAATGAAAGTAAAAGCAAGCAAACTATTTCGGGCTTATAGGGGTAAGGTTTTAGGATTGGGAAAAAATGATTTTACCTCGTTAAAAGCAGGAAAAACAATTGAAATAAAAAAAGAGATATTCGACAAATATCCGCACGTATATGAGGTTGTTGAAAAACAGCCGGAGGTGAAGAAAAATGGCAATTAACGGAGTTGTACACGGTAACCAAGAGGCATCCTGGGGGTTTTGGGAGGCTTCCGACTTTGACGCAGGCGTAGAAGTTGATAACAATATAGTTATATTGGATGGTCCAATACCGAGCGTTGATTATGGACTGTTTCAGGATCATTCATTAAGAAATGCACGGGGCAGAGTGCCGTCAAGTTCTGATGCGTTTGAATCACAGGCAGGGCAGGTTCGCAAAATATCGTTTTCCGATTTGATGGTCAGAAAGACGTACGCAGCCGATTTATTGTATGCGATATTTCAGAATGTTGCCGAGAGCGCAAGTACACCATACGAAAAAACATTTACATGGAATCATGCGACGACACAGCCGGACTTTTCAGCGGATGCCGGATATTTTGCGGGCATCGGGATCAATGAAACAATCGCTTCTAATGACAGAGTATTTCCGTCTTGTATCTTGTCAGACTTAACATTCTCAGCAAACATGGCAGAGGGTGACGGTCGGTTGATGGCATCAGGTACGTGGGTTAGTGGAATGACCTGCGGTGTTACATCGACATTTAGCGGAACGTGGGCTCACGCTGCACAAACTTATTTTAACTTTCATATTCCAACAACGCTGAAAGTTGATAATTTGGATGTAGTCTGTTATTCATGGTCGGTTACATTTTCAAATAATGCTGTGAGGGTCGGGCATGATTCAACCGGACAATGTGAGACATACGCAATCGGAACAAATCCGGGCTATTCTGTGACAGGTGAATTAAGTTTGAAATGGGATGCTAATTCGGATCAGGTCATCAGTTCATTCCTGGCAGGTACTAATTCATTGATTCAGATTGCAACCGGCAC